GATATTCTCCGCTAACGCACTCGTAATTGTATACGGGTTCATACGGATGGTAGCACCGCTCATATGGCGAATTGGCACAAGGCCAAAGGCTGCATCTGCATTTGCCATTTTATTTCGCTCCTAAAATTAAAAATTAATTATCGTCCATGACCGAGACATCTCGACCACGACTTGATGTGCTTTCTCTATTCTGCTGAATAGGCAAACCACTATTACGTCCTAGAGCTTCTAATTGCCCTGAAATTGATTGATCCTGCTCGGACTGAGTATTGCTAAAGTAACTTTTCATACTTTTAAACTTCTCAACGGGCATTTCACAAAGCATCATGCCTTCAATTCCAATGCAACCAGACCACTGACCGTGATTGATGGTAGGAAATTTCATATCATCAACATTGTCTGAGGATCTAGGCTCCCATCCTGCTCTCATTCTTTTGAAAACATTATCGGGGGTTTCTTTCCCTTGAATCGAGGTAGCTATCCATCGCTGAACATAACCTGAACGTGCAGGCGGTGCATCCAACAAAGAGGGTGGTTTCCAAGCAACATCAGGTCTTGATTCTTCTGCGCGAGGTGATTTTCGAGTTTCTTTTGCTCTTACATTTCTTGACTCAGCCATGACTAGTTCCTTTTTTGCTTACGGATTTCAGATTCATATTTTTTAAGACTCTGTTCATCAGTTATTCCAAGTTCTCTAGCCATTGCGAGGTGGTCTTGTGAGAGACGAACTCGATTACCGCTGTAAGGTTGACCGCCAGAAGTAGGAGCGACAGGGTTTCTTCTTTTTGTCTTTACCTTTTCAACAGGTATTGGATCTGAGACTACATCAGGAAACACCTTTTGTAAACGACTATTGAGTTGTTCAAAATACTCATCTGTATTCTTATCGTAACCTTCTAGGTCTAATTGGACATCAATTGCTCTAGCAGCAGCGGTTTCCCTTCCATATGAAGGGGTGTTAAACCAATTATTTTTGTTTACCCACTCAGTTGCTTTTTGCGGAGGCGGAGCTTGTTGGCGTTGAGCAGCTCTAGGGGGTTGATTTACTGGTTGCTGTTGTTGCTGTTGCATTTCTGCAATACGAATTGTAGCTCTCATGTCTGCTAACTGCTCTTGAAAATCAATTTGAGCATCGGTATCTCCTTCTTCAACCGCTTTTTTCAAAGCAAGTTTTGTTTGGTCATACCTTTGATTAAATTCAGTGTGTGCTTGGCTTTGAGAACCTTCTTCTAATTTCTCAAGTCTTTTCTTTATAGCGTTGTTTTCAGCTTCTAGCTCAAAAGATTTAGCCTCAGACAATTTGCGTTGCTCAACCAGTTTTTTAATCCTGCGTTGAACCTTTTTACTGTATTCGGGATCTTCCTTGGCATCATTATCTTCTTTCTTCTTCTCTTCTTCTGAAGCAGAAATCTCTTCTTCTGGTGGCTGAGGCTCAACTTCAACCTCTGGTTCTTTCTTTTCATCAAAAACTTCTATTTCAAAGTCTTCGTTTATTCCTTTTTTGGTTCTTTCAATCTCTTGCTCTATTTCAGCAAGTACATCTTCTTCAGACATGGTAGCGTCCTCCATGATTACGCTTTAAGATATGTAAGCAGATATTTCAGTATCTTCAGGAACAATTGATGTAACTTCATCATCATTCAACAAAAGAAACTTAACTCCATTTACTACAATTTTCTGACCTGCATATTTGCCATAGGTTACTTTAGAGCCAATTTCTGGGAGAATGTCTGTTTTCCATCTCTCTCCACTGTCTCTATTTCTATAAGCCAAATCCCCCATAGCGGCAACATGGCCTGAAGCGGTCAAATACTCTTCGCTCTCGATTGTCTCCGAGGCCAAGTAAATCCCACCTTCAGTACGTCTTTTAGGCTCATGCGGTTGGACTAATATTTTCCAGTTAAGGGGTCTTGGGAGTTGCTGTCTACCGATGGTAGATTTGCTTTCTTCGTCAGTATATATATCCACATGTGGATGAATCATGTTAGGCATCCTCTTCGTCTAAGTTTTTTAAAGTAGCATCAATAATCTCAGAAGCTTGTTGCAAGCCTTCTGCTATTCCGATGTGTTTTTGGTAAGATTGAAAATCAGATATTCGACCCTCAACCATGCACTCGGCTATCTCTAGCCTCTTGTTCGCCAGATTCTTTTTGATCTGCCGAAGCAAGTCTATTATCGTCATTCTCTGCTCCTGTTTTCGCACTCGCTGAAACGCCAGTTACATGAACAATAACGTCTTGTTCTTTGTCAGTCATAGATTAATAACTCTTCTTTTTCTTCTTCTTATCTTTCTTTGTCTTTTTAACAACTTTCTTAACTTTCTTTGGTTTTGCTCCGTACACTTTTTTATCTCCTTTTTCTATTAAAGAGCTGAA